TATATATAGGGGGGTGGGGGTATGGTCACCTGCCCGCCCCATAAAGTCTTTAAAAGACTTCCAAAGAATCAATAGATTCTATCGCCCACGCTATAAAGTCTTTAAAAGACTTGAGAGATCTCCATAGATTTATAATCTAGTTTCCAAACTGTAGAGACTTTAGAGACTTTTAAAATTCTTTAGAATTTCTATAGAGACTTCCAAGGATTTCAACGACTTACAAGAATTTATAATCTAAGGATTATACTTCTAAACAGATTGCTAGATTTCTTAGCTAACAACCCTCCGAAGGAGGAATTGGCGAAAAAGACCCAGCCATTTTTACATCCTCAAAGACTTTAAAAGTCTTCACACACATACAGTCTATGGTATAGACTAATCCTGCACAGGTCGGAATGATATTCCTAATACATGGGAATAATATTCCTAACACCTAAAGAACTTTGACCCCAGAAATGAGCAATTTTACTTTTTTCACCTGTTTTAATACGCATAATGCGTAGGAAAAAGAGTGCGTGAAAAAGATGTTGACGGCAAAACCAGATCTGTGTAGCTTGGAAAACGTCAAAACGACAACGGCCAAAAACGGCTCAAACGAAATCAAAAATAAAATAGGTGATATTATGACACACATTAATTTTGCAAAAATCGACTCGAACAAAATTGCTACTGCTAAACAAGTCTATGGCGTAGCTTGTCACTTTGCTAATATCCATGCCAAGAATCCTTCAGAGCGATATGGTTTGACCAAAGTGTTTAACGCCATTCTGAATAAATTCTATGGCGATCAAGATTCTTACATGACCCATGCCGAAGTCACTGACTTCAGAGAGCATCAGCTTGTTCCAAAGGAAATTTTGAAGCTGATTAAAAAGCCGAAGGCTGCTAAGAAAGTTAAAGCTAAACCAGTAGCTAAAGCTAAACAGCAGACAGTTCAGCAAGCTGAAGAGGCTTTAGATTCTAAAAAGCCAAAGGCTGTCAAGAAAACTGCTCCGGCTCAAAATAGCGTAGCTAAAAAGATGGATAATAGAATTACTGCACTTGAGACTAAAGTCTCTGACATTGATTCTAAACTGGATGCAATGCTTGAAATCTTACAAGCGGCTAAATAATCTATCAGCCACGGACGGCTTTTAATTTCTATTAATAATATAATTTATAGGTGACGACATGGTTAAATACAAACTGACTGATGCTGAAAGAGCTACTGCTCTTAGAAATGAAATTACTTGGGCTGTAGAGTATGTTTATCGCGTTGCTGAATCTTTAGATCTTAATAGGCCAGAGATGGCTAAAAGGGATTTAGATGGGCTAATGGATATAGTAGATTCTATTAAACATTTAACTGAAGCTAAAGAGGTATAAAGCTATGAAAATTGTAATCATCACTCAACTCTTAGAAAACTATGCCGCCCATGATTGGGATGGTCAGGGTGAATGCCCACAAAGTTGGAAGCGTAAGTTTGGTTCTACTTATGTTATATCAGATGTTGATATAACTATGGGTCAGGATAAAGCTTTCTGGGATCTTATTGATGATAAGATTGTAATGAGAGATGATTACTTTGAAGAATATATTATTGATGCTGATCTGGTTGATGATGGTGATTTTAATATAAGAGATTATTGTGAGCATTGGGAACAAGTAATAGAATTAAAACCAGAAGTGTTTTTAGCGGAGGTTTAGTATGGATAAAATTAAGTTAAAATCTGGTGATGAGTTTGATGTATTATCAAAATACCGCAAGTATCATAACTTTAAAAAGGGCGTAGTAAAAAGAGTTAAGCGTGGTTACAACAAACGCTTTCGTAAAGAATCTAAAAAGGAATGCAATGATGAGTAATTTAACGAGGTTTTTCGTAGAAATGTTTTTGTTCTGTAGTGTTATAGCTACAGTGTGGTTTGGTTTAGTTTTATATAAAGCAATAGCTGAAGGAGTATTATAATGTCTATAATTAAACAAGGTTGGAAATTAGTACATAGTGAAACTGGTGAATCTGTCGTTGAGAAAGAATTAGTACATAGTAGAGATAATGAAGCTTGGGTTGTTGAAGGTGGCACTCCACCACATAAACCTTCTAGCACTGGTAGAGTCTGGGTAAGATTATTAGATAATGCCAAATGGAACAGAGAGTTTTTCCCGAATGTATTTAATATGAAATGGGTTGAACCTGAGTAATATAGTAAATTTATAAAGCCTATTACGTTAGTAGTAGGCTTCAATAAATTAACTAATTTCCCCTAGCAGTCCTTTACCCCTCTTCGGAGGGGGTTTTTTTGGAGGTTTGACAATGATTGATTTTAATACGATAGTAATAATTATATTAAGTGGATTTGTTATCGCTTATCTTGTTGGTAAAGAAACTGAGGAGTAAAGCTATGATTAAAATAAAGACTATGTTGAGTATATTAAATACTCACTTCCCGCAGTTAGATGCTGTAGATGCTGTAGAATTTGATAGTGACTATGAAGAAAATAATGGTATGTGGTTTAAGAATTCTGAGTGTGGTCTGGCTCCAGATGGTTTGCCACTTTGGGATTATTATATGACATTTGGTGTCCACAAAGATACTGATGGTGTCCATCCAGATTTATATAATATACTGCACAAACATGGATTCTATTCTGAACCCTACGATGCCGGAACTCTAATGGCAGGTAGATTATAAAGTTTATCACCCCTCTTAGCCCTCTTCGGAGGGCATTTTTTTGGAGAGATATTATGCAGAAACTTACTGAAGTAAAAGATATAGATAATTTTGAAGAGTTATACAAGTGGATTTGTAGTCAGAAGCTTGAAAGCAAAGATAGAATAATCCTATATGAGATGGTGGATATAGTGTGTGAATTAAATTTTAAGCACTTAAAGAAGAAGGGGTTGTTCCTATAAAGTTTATATGTGTATGTGTATTTCACAAGGTTACTATCGCAGGGAAATGTGTTGACAGCAAAACGGAGGTTCTGTAGCTTGGAAAACGTCAAAACAAAACGAGGTGATTTATGTACAAAGTTCATGCAGTTAATTGTCAGCAGTATGCACAAAGATCAGTAAACAATATGGCAGATGTCATACTCATGGTAGTTCTTAGCATCCAGCAAAACTGGTTGGGTGTTGGAGATCAGCTTGCTGATGTAAGAAAAAATAAAGCAGACAGTAAATTCTTGTGGGGTAACAAAGGCAAAACCTATAGATACTTACAGACTCACAAGCATAAAATGTATAGTCAGGTGATGGCTGTTATAAATTCTAAGAAAAACGACACTGAAAAAGCCCAGTCTCTGATGAAAGTATTTCTTAGAGTTGATGGTTTAGGAGTGCCAAAAGCAGGATTTGCTTGTCAATTGACAGCGGGGTTGGTTGGTTGCATGGATGTTCACAATATTAAAATGTATAACTTAGATCCTAAAGCGTTTTCGTTATCTCAAAACCCTAAGACTATCAAGGGTTTAGAAGCAAATGCTAAAAAGATTCTAGCTTATATAGAGTTGTGCCATGAATATGGTACTGAGAATTTATGGAATAGTTGGTGTAGTTTTTTAGCTACAAAGTCACCTAAGTGGCAAGATGGTAATCATGTTAGTGAAGTTCATTATACTTATTTAACTGGAGAAACAAAATGAAAAGTTTAATTGAAGCAGTAGAAGCGTGGATTGATACTAGAATTATGAACAAAACAGAAATTGCTTTTGTAAAACGTAGAATAGACGATTTAGAATATTTACAAGGGGCAAACGCTAAAAGGATTTCAAGTTTAGAGGGCGAGCTTTTAGAGTTAAAATTAAAAGCTAAAGAAGTGTCGTCTGATGATGCTGTACTTGTATCAGATGATGAAAGATTAAACGCTATAGAAAGCAGACTAGATGATTTAGCTGATGGTGTAGATGATTCACAAGCTGAAGCAGAAAATGCTGTAGGTCAGTGTAATGATCTTGAATATAGAATAGACGAGTTGGAGCATTTACACCAAGATCAAATAGATCCTGAAGATATAGAGCGAACTGTACTTAGGGCTGTACAAGATGATATAAGTGAACACGTTATCAGTGCAGTAAGATCTGAACTAGATGCTGTAGATTTCAGAGTAACTATTGAGCGTTGATATAACTCACAGCACATAGGGCGTAATAGTTCTATGTGCTGTCTAACAGGAGAATAGCTATGTGGGCAATTGATTGGAGTGAGATGGGCTGTACTCAATATGCTGCAACTATAGAAGATGCACATAAAATTGGTCAGCAGTTTGGAGAGTTTTATATTATAACTTATTTAGGAGAACCCGATGCCGTCAAAGTCGAAGACTAAAAAAATTAAATTTGTAGGTAGTCATCCTAAACTACAAACAGGAATGTACTATACAGTCTTTGAGTATGCTGAAGCTACAGGTTTAGATTATAAAAGACTACACAATAAGATGTATAGGTATCCTGAAATGACAGATGATTTGCTTAAACCTTATGTCAAACCGCCACTGCTTCCTAGATTAGAAACTAAAGAAGAAGTTATGATGGGTGAGTGGCTTAAAAAATCTATAGTAAGTGAGGTGTCCTAATGGATAAATTAATAATGCAGAAAGATGTAGAGTCTAAATTAAATAGATATAAAGTTATGATGTCTGAAGTTCATGGATATTATATTGATGTTCCTGCAAGCAGTCCTGAAGAAGCTTTGAAGTTCGCTAAAGCGGGAAGCTATTACGAAGAGTATGGTAGGAAGGTTGTAGATAGAGAACCTGTAGAGGTTATTGAAGGTGAAGCTAATGAATAACGAACCTAGCCCTAATCGTTTCTCTGGCAATTGGTATGTCATTCGCCAAGGCGATGGCTATAAATTAGAGAGTTACTACTGGGAAGAAAATGCCCTTGATGCGGCTAAATACCTATCATGGGTATCACTAAACAATAATTATTATGTTGAGCAACGGGAGAATATAGATGAGTAAATATGCTATTGAAAATCCCACCATGCAGAAGGTTTTAGATAGAGGTTATGAGCCTGTCAGAGTATGGCTTGGTGGTTGGTATGGGGGTTGGAGAGTTAAGACAGGATATAAATGGCAATATATTTATGTAATATCGACTGGCTCTTTGAAGAAATTTAAAGCTAAAGAAAAGAAAAAGGTGAAACCACTATGACTATTAGATCAGATAAACAAGGAAGAATTTTAAACTGTAGTATGTGTTTAAGGGATTATGAAGACCACAAGTATAACGAACAGTTATGTAAAAACTGTTTTAAAGATTCAATTAACTTTAAAGATTTAGAGGATACTTATGTATATCCTACTGAAGATAACTTAAAAAGTGCATAAACCTTTTAAGGTATTTTAAAGGTATTTTTAATACTGTCAAGTGATGTTTTATTATTGACAGTAGTTGTTTAATTTTATATAATTTAATCTCAATAATTGGAGAATCCAAATGAATAATATTACACCGATGTTTACAAACAACACAGCCCTCAACTCTATTAGAGATGGTGGTTACGGCCAAGCAGATTTTGATATAGCTACTGCACCTTTAGTTTATTTGGCTGACGATGATGGTACTGAGTTCCCTAGTTCTAAGTCTGTAATCTATCGAACAGATACAGGAGAAGAACTTGGAGTACATGGTCATGGCTATAAAGCTGTAGCACCGAAGCACATGATAGATGTAACCCGTAATATCTTAGAGCGATCAGGGCTACAGTTAAATAATATGCAGGAAATTATCCGAACATCTCACAATGGATCAAGAACTTTTGTGCAGTATAGACTTCCAGAGCATACTTATCAGACACCAGATGGCGATACAGCAGCGTTAAGTCTATTATCTATATCATCCTTTGATGGGACATGGCCGTTTATGATTAGTGCAGCAGCTATACAGCAAGCCTGTACAAATCTACAGGTCTTTGTTGGCGGTGAGGTTGCAGTGTTTAAAGCTAAACACACTCGCTCTTTGAACATTGAGCATGGTGGTAGAGCAATTACTAAATCTTTAGAGGTCTTTGAAAAAGAAAGAGAGTTGTGGGCAGAGTGGTCTAAAAAACAAGTCACAGATCAGCAAGCGTTTATATTCTTTTGTAAGTCTCTTAAAGCTAATAAAGCATTAGAGTTGATAGCCGATGGTGGAACACCGGAAACAGCGTTGCAAGACATGCCCCGCAGGAATAAAAGTTTAGAGTTTATCTGGGCAAAATATGTAGGAGTATACAAACACAGATTAGGTAGTAATTTCTGGGCTGTATATAATGCTATGACAGATTGGTCAACTCATGCAGAAACATCAAGGGAATCATCTATGCACAACATAGCAGCTATACAAAATCAAAGACAGCAGACAGTACGATCTGCATTCACTAACCAACGTATACAACTGGCGGCTTAATATGTTTTCAATTCATGTAGGTGGATATAGTATATCTTTAGAACTACGCAATGGAGTAGGTTTAGACTTAGAGTTCTGTGATGCAAGACCGATCTGGGTACACAATAGTTTAACAGATGAAGGAGAATATATGTGCTTTGAAGGCATTATAATCTTACTTCCTTTGTTAGTCTTTAGTTTGGGAAAACCTTATCAGGAAGAAAGTTAATGGCATCAGGACAGACACATGGCGGTAAAGGATCTACCGCCAGACCAGTAGACAAGGATAAATTTAATTCAAACTTTGATAAAATCTTTAATAAAGAATTTAAAAAGTTAGTAAAAGATCAGGAGAAAAGGAGTGAAAAAGAAGCTAAAAAGAATGTTTAATCTTAAAAGAACAGGTGTAAGATTACCCAAGATAACTAGAGCCACGTTAGTTTTAGGCTCACTTGTTATAATGTATTACACATTTACTGTACTAACAGGAGTAACTGTATGAGTATGTTTGAAGAATCCTTATCAGGAAATCCTAGTACAGAAGCAATGGCAACGGCCAAAGCAGTTATGGCAGTAACAACGCAAGAAATTAAACTATCAGAAGCCTGTAAAACATACAATGTAAAAGAGAAAGATGTGATAAAATTTATAGTAGAACAAACAGAATACAACACGATAATAGATATGGAAAGATTATATAATATATCTACACCTCCTACATTACCAGTACCTAATTGCAAAGATGTCGTTAAAGTTTCTGTGAAAGGTGGACAAATATGGAGTAAGGAAAAATGAGCGAAGAGAATAGAGGTATTGAATTATCAATTCAGAATATTGTTTCGTGGCACTTAGCTAGGAATCTTATTCACGGATCTGATGACAAACAGCAAGTGCTAAAACTTATTCAGGAAGTAGGCGAACTTTCTGACAGCGTTTGCAAGAAGACCACACCCATTGATGACATTGGAGACATCATTGTGGTGCTGGTAAACATTGCTGTCCGACACAACTTGTCTTTAAAGGAATGTATAGATCACGCCTATGAAGATATTAAAGATAGGCGCGGTAAGATGTTGGACGGTATTTTTATTAAGGAAGAAGCCGTTGAAGTTGACGGAAATAAATAGCTTGACAGCAGTTTTTAAGCATGATACAGTACGAATTCACTCACCTAACCAAAGGTAACATAGCATGGCTATACTACAAGGCGAAGCTTATTGGGCTTCAGTAACATCACCAAACACAACCTATGATCCTGTATACACAGTAAATCTAGTGGTTGACGAAGCAACAGCAGAAGACTTTCAATCACGAGGGTTCACTGTAAAACAAATGGATGAAGGACAGGCACTGGTTATTAAACGTAAAGTTAATGGCCCGAACGGAATGGTACGCCCTGCTCCACGTTTAGTAGATAAGTTTAAAAATCCACTAGATGCTAGAGTAGGTAATGGTTCTAATGTGCGTGTTCAGTACAAGGAGTGGGAGTCGGAATGGAAAGGGAAAGTCTTTAAGGGACTAGATTTCCAAGCAATGCAGGTTATTGACTTAGTAGAAGTTGGTTCACCTGACGGATCAGAGTTCGATGCGTTTGACTCAAACATGGAAGACGAGTTGTAAGATGTCTGATTCTATCATAACAGTAGATGATTGCTCTTATGATACAGAGAAGTTCACTGCCGAAGGTAAAGCTCTTGTTAGGGCTTTACTGGAGGCAGATTTAAAACTTCAAGAAGCTATAACTACTGTATCTATTATGCAAGCAGCTACAGTAACATTAATAAATAATCTTAAAACCCATCTAACGGAAGAGGCTATAGTAGTAAGGAGTGCTACATCTAATGAGGAATAACAATGCCTTTTGTAAAATTTCATCAACCTTGTTTCGAGTGCGGGAGTTCTGATGCCGCATCAATAAATGAAGATGGTTCAGCTTGGTGTTTTAGCTGTTCTAAATATTTTAAAAACTACAGTACACAGGAAGTACAACAACCAGATACAATAACGGAATTTGATACGTATCAGAGAAATAAAAACATGTCTGATAACAACCCTTCTGCTCAGTTCAATGAGTTGATTGATCGCAAGATCAGTTTAGCAACAGCTAAAAAATACGGTGTAAAATCTACACTATCCAATAACTCTATCACTACCCATCATTATCCCTACTACCACAAGAACGAGTATGTGGGATCTAAAATCCGCAAGCCCAATAAAGACTTTGTTTGGACAGGTAATGCTAAAGAAAGCGGCCTGTTTGGTGAACAGCTATTCAAGTCGGGTGGTAAATTTATTACCTTAGTTGAAGGCGAGTGTGATGCTATGGCAGCATATGAACTTATGGGCAGCAAATGGCCTGTAGTTTCTGTAAAGAATGGTGCTGGTGGTGGAGTGAAAGATGTTAAAAATAATCTAGAGTTTTTAGAATCTTTTGATTCTGTTGTTATTTGTTTTGACAACGACTCTGCTGGTCAGGAGGCTTCAAGAAAAATAGCGAAGCTACTGACCCCCGGCAAAGCCAAGTTAATGACCCTCCCTACGGACTTCAAAGATCCCAATGATATGTTGCGGCAAGGTAGACATTCTACTTTTGTTAGCTGCTTCTGGGATGCTAAAGTCTACACACCCTCTGGCGTATTAAATTTATCAGAGCAGCTTGAGGCTTATCAAGAACTAAGGGCTAACAAAATAACCGCTATCCCTTACCCTTGGTTCGGCCTCAACAGAAAGCTAGAAGGACTAAGAGCAGGAGAACTTCTGACGCTCACTGGAGGTACAGGTCTTGGTAAGTCTAGTGTTACCAGAGAGCTAGAACACTGGCTAATACAACACACCAAAGATAACGTAGGGGTTCTCGCTTTAGAAGAGAACTGGTCTAGAACTGCCGAAGGCATAATGTCTATTGAGGCTAATGCAAAGCTACACTTGGAAAGCGTAAAGAATAGATTCACCCCCTCAGAACTAGATGCTTGCTTTGAGAAAGTCTTTATGGGTGAGAACACAGGAAGGGTTTGGATACACGCTCACCACGGTGTTAATAATCTTGATGATATATTCAGCAAGCTTAGATATATGATTATTGGATTAGACTGCAAGTGGATAGTTGTTGATCACCTGCATATGTTAGTTCTCTCTACACTGGAGAATGACGAACGTAAAGCTATTGATAGTATTATGCACAGACTCAGAACACTGGTCGAAGAGACAGGCTGTGGCATGATTCTAGTGTCTCACTTGCGGAGAATAGATGGCAATAGAGGCCATGAGAATGGTATTGAGACAGGGCTATCGCACCTTAGAGGCTCTCAGAGCATTGCACAGTTGTCTGATTGTGTCATAGCTTTGGAACGAAATCAGCAGAGCGATGATGAGATTGAAGCATCTACTACTAGAGTCAGGGTGTTGAAGTCTCGATACACAGGGGATGTCGGTATAGCTACTCACCTTTTATATGAGAATGAGACAGGAAGACTCAAAGAGATTTTAGATTATAGTGATGATGAGTTTACTGGAGAAGAGCTATGAGTAATTTAGTTTTTGATATAGAAGCTGATGGACTAAACCCCACTAAAATATTTTGTATTGTAGCTATGGATGTAGACACTAAGGATGTGTTTACATTTGACAACACTCAGCTACAAGAAGGATATGATATGCTAATGTCTGCAACAAAGTTAATAGGACATAACATAATAGGGTATGACATCCCTGCGGTAGAAAGAATTGCAGGTGTAGACTTATCTAAATCTAAGGCTGTAGATACTCTAGTTCTTTCCCGCTTATTTAAACCTACAAGAGAAGGAGGCCACGGCCTTGAGAACTGGGGCTATCGTATAGGGTTTAACAAAGGAACATATGGCGAACAGGAAGATGCTTGGGACTACTATCGCCCTGAGATGCTAGATTATTGTCGCAGAGATGTCGAGTTGAACTATAAAGTATATCAAGCTTTGAAGTTAGAAAGCAGAGGCTTCACCCCTACATCTGTTAAGAGTGAACACGCTACAGCTAAGATTGTAGATCAACAAAGAACTAACGGGTTTGTACTTGATCAACGTAAAGCAATGCTTCTTGTTGCAATGTTCCAAGAAAAGCTAGATGAAGTTAAACAAGAGGTTCAAGAAAGATTTAAACCTACTGTTGTTACTCAGATACTAACCCCTAAGTTTACTGCTACCGGAGCGTTAGCTAAAACAGCAGTTGATCAACACGGAAAAGGTGTAAGACTTAATGATAGGGAATATGAAATACTTGCTTTAGATATTGAACGCAAACCTATTGCACGAAAAACATTTATTGAGTTTAACCTTGGATCACGCAAACAGATCGGAGAGTATCTTATTCGGTTCGGATGGAAGCCCAAGAACTATACTCCTACAGGACAGCCTATTGTTGATGAAGGTACTTTAAATAAAGTTAAGCATATTCCCGAAGCTGCCCTTATTGCTAACTATCTAATGCTTCAAAAGCGTTTAGCTCAAGTGAACAGTTGGCTTAAAGAGTTGAATGAAGATACAGGAAGAGTGCATGGCTATGTTAATCCTAATGGAGCAGTGACATCTAGAATGACACATTCCCACCCGAACATGGCTCAAATCCCCAGTAGCAACTCCCCTTATGGCAAAGAGTGTAGGTCGTGTTGGACTGTGCCAAAAGGATATAAACTTGTAGGCATTGATGCGTCTGGCTTAGAACTTAGGATGCTTGCACATTATTTAAATGACGAGGCTTATACAAATGAAATACTCAATGGAGACATCCACACAGCTAACCAAAAACTTGCAGGACTTGAATCTAGAAATCAGGCAAAAACTTTTATCTATGCACTCTTGTACGGAGCAGGAGATGCAAAGCTTGGCTCAGTGGCTGGAAGAGGCAGAGCAGCAGGTAAAGAACTTAGAAAGTCTTTCTTTGATAATCTCCCATCATTTAAAAATCTTTCAGGAAAAGTACAAAGAGAAGCTAAGTCAGGCAAAATAAAAGGTCTTGATGGCCGCAAGCTTTTAGTCCGGTCTGAACACGCAGCTTTAAATACTTTATTGCAGGGAGCAGGGGCGATTGTAATGAAACAAGCGTTGATTATTCTGGATACAAAAATACGACACTTAGATGCTAAGTTTGTCGCTAATGTACATGACGAATGGCAAATAGAATGTAACGAAACTGTAGCTGATACTGTAGGAAAACTAGGAGTAGAAGCTATTATTGAAGCAGGTGTAGAATTAAACCTTAACTGTCCACTAGACGGAGACTATCATGTTGGAAACAACTGGAGCGAAACACATTAATTTAAATGCTGTTGAACAGCGCATTGCTAAACACATGGCTAAGTCTAGATACGAAACATCTAGAGCAGCGGGTATTAAGAATAACCGGAAAGGCCCACAGTCTGATTTTGAAACTGACCTAGAAGGATTTGGTTCGGAGTTGGCCGCAGCAAAACTTTTAAATGTCTGGCCCGATTTAGATTTAGATGTTATCCCTGACCATGATCTTATGTTTAATGGTAAAACTATAGACGTTAAATCTACTAAGTATAAAACTGGAAGGCTGTGTGCAGGACTTCATAAAGTAAATAAGTCTTGCGATTACTATATGTTAATGGTAGGCTCTTTTCCTAGTTATACATTTGCAGGTCTTGCTTCTAAAGAAGAACTGTTAAATCAAAAAAACATTATTAATCTAGGTTGGGGCGAATTGTTTGCTTTAGATCAGTCAGCCCTTAAAACCTTAGAAGTTTTAAAGGAGTAAGGCATGAACGCAATCAATCCCAAGACAGGTAAAGAGTATTACTATAAAGATAACCCCCAAGCTGTTAAAGCTAGAGATCAAAAACGTATGTTTGTAGATAGTAAAGAAGTTAAAAAACTACATCCCTTATATAAAGCTGGTAGATATAAAGGATTTGAAGATGCAGCTTTTAAGTCTTTACCTAATTATACTGACAGCATCTCAGGTGAAATTTATATTATTACTAACCCTGCTTGGGAAGGTTGGGTTAAAGTAGGCATGGCAGTAGAAGCGTCTGATAGAGCTAAAAACTATCAGACCTCTTCCCCTTTTAGAGACTATGAACTTGCTTATGTTGTCTCTGCTCTTGATCGAAGAGCCGTTGAAACAGAAGCACACAAAAGACTTTCAGACTTATTTGAACAGCGTAATGAATGGTTTAAATGTAGCGTTGCTATTGCCACTAGAATTATAGATTCCGTTATTGGAGAACAAGATGAGTAAGCTATCAACAGTAGTGCCTGATATTTATAAGCACTTAGAAAATTTAAGTGCAGGAGAGCCTCTCCCTCTTACAGACGAAGACATAGATAAAACGGTAGAAGACATTAGAGCCGCCTTAAAGTCTTGGGCAACTCCTCGTAAACAAAACGAAGACTTTACTGTGCGTATGTCTAATGCAGGTAAGCCCCATCGTCAGTTGTGGTACGAGAAAAGAGATCCACAAGGACGCAGCGATATTGATGGGCCGACACAGATAAAGTTTCTTTATGGGCATTTGCTGGAAGAAGTTGTACTAATGTTGGTACGTATGGCTAAACACGAAGTTACCGATGAACAGAAAGAAGTGGTTGTCGAAGGTGTTGTAGGCCATATGGATTGTAAAATTAACGGGGAGGTTGTCGATGTTAAAACAGCATCACGGTTTGCATTCAATAAGTTTCGTGATGGGAGACTAGCACAGGACGATCCTTTTGGTTATCTTGGGCAGCTTTCAGGATATGAAGAAGCTGAAGGAACTACTGAAGGCGGGTTTTTAGTTTTGAATAAAGAAAGCGGTGAGCTATGTATGTATGTTCCCGATGATTTAGATAAGCCCAACATTAAGTTTAAAATTAACCAGCTAATCCCTTCTTTAGATCTTGACACGCCCCCCGACTATTGCTACGATCCAGTAGAAGATGGCAAGAAAGGAAACATGAAACTAGCCAAAGGCTGTAGCTGGTGTAAATATAAATATCAATGCCATGCTGATTCAAATGATGGTGAAGGATTACGGACATTTAAATATTCTAACGGCCTTTCATATTTGACTAAGGTTGTTGTTGAACCTAAAGTAGAGGAACTACTGTGAACAGTAAAAAAGCAAAAAGCATTCGCAAACAAACAGATGTTTTATTGGTAGAGTGGCTAAGATCTTTGTTAAATGAAGAAGAAGCAAACGCTGTCACACTTGATAACTACAAAGAATTAATGCCTGATCAAACACATATCTTTGTATCTAACAATATGCGGTTGAGTGCTTATCACCCTAAGTGGATGTCTAAAAAAATCAAACAGCTTATTAAAATTTTTCCAGAACTTGAAATTAAAGATATAACTTTGGAGATGGTACAATGGAAAATGGCAAAAAGTCAGGTATAGAAATTGAAAATGCAATTATTGCTGTAGGTAGTTTCCTATACAATACTGATAACTCTATCATGGATCTAGATAAAAACTTTTTAGAAGACCTTATGGATTTAATAGAGGCAGAACTAGAAAGAAGAGAGGCACAGTTACATTGAAAAATAAAAAAGGATTTAGAAAAGCAAGAGTCAAGCGGCCTGTTGAGAAAAATGTTATGACAGGATATGATTCTAACTGGGAGTATGAATTACATTCAGGTATCTTAGATGCTTGGAGTTTCCACTCTGATAAAATTGAGTATACTGTTCAACATAAATATGAACCAGACTTTGTTAAAGAAGTTGCGGGGAAGACAATCCTTCTAGAAGCTAAAGGACGTTTCTGGGACTATTCTGAATACAGTAAATACATTTGGATAAACAAAGTGTTACCCGAAGATACTGAACTTGTTTTTCTTTTTGCTAACTCTTCTGCTCCAATGCCTCAAGCCAAGCGTAGAAAAGACGGTACTAAAAGAAGTCATGGAGAATGGGCAACAGCAAACGGATTTACTTGGTACAGCGAAGATACTATACCAGATGGTTGGATTAATGTTGCTAAAAGAGAAACATTCAAATGAACGAGCAGAGTCGCAAAGATGAAAGAAGGTCTAGATTTGACAGAAAGAAGAAGTTTAAGAAAGTATCTTCTGCGACAGAGCTAAAAAAAACTAAACGTAAACATAATAAGGCACATGAAAATGAGCATAGATGATGCAACACCAGCAGATTGGGACAGGCTGCGCCAGCAATCACCCGCTATTGAAAAGAAAGCCACAGGGTTAGATGTGTGGATGAGGGCAGCACACGATGAAGCGTCTGAGGCGTGGGAAGAGGATGTAGTTAACAAGCCTAGTCATTATAACACTGGCAACATAGAGTGTATTGATGCAATAGAGGAGTCCATGTCCAGTGTTGCATTTAAAGGCTACCTCAAGGGCAACTGTATGAAGTACCTTTGGAGGTACGACTATAAGGGCAAGCAGGTACAGGACTTGCAGAAGGCTGGCTGGTACTTAAACAAACTAACAGACATGGTAGCAGAGGAGAACAACTAATGGATCAGTATCAACAGTTTATACACAAGAGCAGGTACGCACGTTGGCTTCCAGACGAGAGCAGACGAGAGCGTTGGGATGAGACAGTCAACAGATATGTATCCTTTTGGAAAGATCGTGGACAGATAGATGATAAAACAGCACTCAAGCTTTTTAATTCTATTTATAATTTAGAAGTAATGCCATCTATGCGCTGTATGATGACAGCGGGCATAGCTTTAGATAAAGATAATGTAGCTGGATTTAATTGCAGTTACCTACACATTGATTCTCCCAGAAGTTTTGATGAATTAATGTATGTTCTTATGTGTGGTACAGGCGTAGGGTTTAGTGTTGAGCGTAACTTTATTTCTAAACTGCCTGAGATAGCAGAAACTTTCCATGAAACAGATAGTATTATTGTAGTTGCTGATAGTAAGATTGGATGGGCTTCAGCTTTCCGTGAACTTATTGCTATGCTTTATGCAGGTAAAATACCAAAGTGGGATGTAACTAAAGTAAGAGGTTCAGGTGAAAGACTAAAAACTTTTGGTGGTCGTGCTTCTGGCCCAGAACCCTTGATAGATTTATTTAACTTTTGTATTGAAGTATTTCAAAAAGCACATGGACGAAAGCTAACGTCTATTGAGTGTCACGATATTGTATGTAAAATTGCTGACATTGTAGTTGTTGGAGGAGTAAGACGTTCTGCATTGATTAGTCTTTCTAATCTCTCTGATCAACGCATGGCTAAAGCTAAGTCAGGAGACTGGTGGCGTACTGAAGGACACAGGGCTTTAGCAAACAACAGCGTAGCGTATACTGAGAAGCCAGACTTTGAAGCGTTTCTAAATGAGATGCAGACAATGTATGAGTCAAAAGCTGGTGAGCGTGGTATCTTTAGCCGTGTAGCCGCACAAAAGATTGCAGCGCGTAACGGTAGGCGTGACAGTGAACAGGACTTTGGCACTAATCCCTGCTCTGAGATTATCCTGCGTAGTAATCAGTTCTGTAATCTTTCAGAAATTGTTGTACGTGCTGACGATACGTTAGCTTCTCTTAAAAAGAAAACAGAAATAGCAGCTATCATTGGTACACTGCAAGCTACACTAACAGACTTTCGGTACTTACGAAATATATGGAAAAGGAATACGGAAGAAGAAGCATTGTTAGGTGTAAGCATGACGGGAATAATGGATCATAGGGTATTAAGCGGTGCAGAACCTGAAGAACTTGGAAAATACTTGGAAGTCATTCGTGACGTTGCTGTTAAAACAAACAAAGAGTGGGCTGCAAATCTTGGGATTAATCAGTCTGCGGCTATTACATGTGTTAAGCCTAGTGGTACTGTTTCTCAGCTTGTTGATTCTGCTTCTGGCATTCATCCAAGGTTCTCTAAGTATTACATTCGGAGAGTACGTAGCGACAAAAAAGACCCGCTTGCAGTCTTTATGCAAGAAAAAGGATTCCCCGTAGAACAAGATGTAATGTCACCCAGTTCTTCAGTGTTTAGTTTCCCAGTTGCTGCCCCAAAAGAAAGCGTAACTGTTGCTGATGTAGGTGCAATGCAGCAGCTAGAACTCTGGAAAGCTTACCAAAACCACTGGTGCGAGCATAAACCAAGCATTACTGTTTATTATACAGACGATGAATTCTTGGAAGTAGCACAGTGGATATGGAATAACTTTGATTTGTGCAGCGGGATTAGTCTTTTGCCAGTCAGTGATCATGTATATCAACAAGCTCCATATGAAGACATTGATAAAGCTCAGTATAAAGATTTACTTTCCTCAATGCCTGTAGATGTTAATTGGGAAGATTTAGGTATGTTTGAAAAAGAAGATAATACAACAGGCTCTCAAGAACTAGCTTGTACAGGTGGGGCTTGTGAAATTGTCTAAGCCTCAAGAAGCCACTGTATTAGGTTTTAAAATACTTATAGATTCTAAGGGGAGTGTCGTTACAGAAATGTGCGGCATCCCCCTAGAGGATCTACATAAAGCTTTCAAAGGTGAAGAATTGGAAACTATAAGAAACATTGTACATCTTACGAAACCAAAACTAGATGTCTTACATGCTTTTCTTGAAGAAGAACTGAATGCTTTGAATCACAAAGGTTAAAAGCAGACTACCACTTTTCACGGTCTGCCCAGTAAGCAGCAGACATTTTACCTTTCTTTATGTTCCTAGCATGACGCGCTTTAAAACTTGCGCGTTTCTTTTTCATTGCTGCTGATTCTCCAGCTTTAGGTTTCCCTGCTGTTTTTGCTCCTTGTTCTCCAAAACGAATAGTTTTGATTTTGTCGCCTTCCTTCGCAACAACAACATGGCTTTTCTTCGGGTGATTCGGTGTACGCTTGGGCTTGTTATAACCGCTTACTCCTGCTTTAGTTAAACGAGAATCTTTGTTTTTAGCCTTACCGCCTTTCTTGTAATCTTCTCTCATAGCTATTTCTTCCTATATTTCCTTGTCTTTGCCGCTATCTTTTTTGGCTGCTTACTATGCTGCTTACCTTTTTTAGTATCTTCTTTTTTCTTTTTAGAAGTTGCAGCATATTCCTTTTTAGTTAAAGCCTTAATAGCTTTTTCAGGTAAGTATCGCTCACCTGTTTTTGCGCTAGGCTTACCAGACTTTGTACGCCACTTCTGTTCAGTCCATTTCTTTAAAGACTTCTGTGATTTTTTAAGTGCCATTACTTATGTACCTTCTGCACTGAGAAGTTAGCTTCCAGACTTGCTCCTTTATGCTTAACAAACTTTCCGGTATGCTTCATTAATTTAAACGAACCGTTCTTTTGTTTCATCCAATGATGTCCTGCTGGTGCTTTTACTTTCATTTGTAACCTCCTCCTGCTGCTTTATATTCTTTAGCTAACATTTGGGCTTTCCGCGCAGACCACTGACCCGCTTTACCGCCCTTAGTCCCTGCTTTAATCTTTTCAAATAAGCGTTTACGCATAGCGGGCTTAGTGTAGTTTTCTGCTTTATTTACAGTAGATTTCTTTTTCTTTGCTGCCATGCTATTTCTCCCTTTGAACGCCTTTAGATTTTTCTACGGTACGCATTGCACCTAAACCTAACATACCCATTAGCACACTTGTAAGTAATGAGCTATCAACAGGCGGGACAGAAAACCAAATGCCCAGTATTGGAGCTAAGATAGTAGAATAGAGTAAGGCTAGTCCACATATCCAACCTATTGCGGGTCGCCAACCTGCCACAAATAAACTCTTATGTGCCGCTTCAGTCTTATTAACTTCAAGCTGGCCTTTCGCAAGCTCTTGCGCGTGTCTTTCAGCCATTGTAGTAAGTTCAAATGCGATGGCATTCTTCTTGTCTTTATCTTCTATAAATTTATCTAGTAGTCCGGTAACTGGCCCAATCAATGATTGCAACATAAGTCTATCTCCTTAATAACACCACATAACAGGTTTATGATCATCTCGCATATCAACGTGTACAAAACCTTTAGCTATGCCTATGCCTACAAAACCCAAAGCACAGGCATGACGCACAATCTGCATACGCTGCCTACCTCCATTTACTGCAATATCAGCGGCAATCCCCCTAGTGTGCGTTCCACCACCATTGGGTTTATGTCTTTCCGCGCTGTGTTGAAGATCTCTATAGCCGCTTGTAACAATAAAAGGAAAACCACAAACATCTCTCAAGTGGTCTAGCTTTCTAATAAAGGCAACATCCATTTCATTCTTGCCTGTTTCTTGGCAATTAAAATCACTTAGTTTAAAATACTTAAACTTTATTTCTTCAGTCATTAGCTGTCCTTGCTCCTTTTAAATTGTGTAATGTTTCTTCTACGAGTCCACCTGATACAAACATTTTCAAACCTTTAAGAATATCTTCTCGCATCTTATCAGTTATTTTAAGAGTGGGAAGTTCTACAGTTTTATCTCCTTGATTATATTTAATCATCTCAATATCAACATCGTATTTGTCAGCAAAGTCTCGTTTCCATATTTTTTGTAAAGTACCATCATAAAAATCTATGTACTTCTGACCACCCATCTTCATGGTCATTGGTTGTTTAAGTGCATATTCTCCTGCATCATCAGGGGTTGAAGCAAGTAATTTTTCTGCATTTTCTTTTCCAAGAACTTTAGGTAGTTTTTGAACAGCTTCTTCAAAAGTATCAAAGACAACTAAAAAATCATTAAACTCGTCGTCTGTATTAACACCTTGTATTGCCCAACCTCTAGGCTCTCCAGTTTTTATGTCTTGTTTTTTAAACAATAAAGCTTCTTTAATATTACCTATCTTATTATTTCTTATAGCTTGTAGTTGACCAGTAGTCAAAGCAACTTGATCATAGCCTTCTTCTGCTGCTACTTTCATAGCTTGGCGTAGACCCGCAGCACCCCATTGCTTTCCTTGTTTAAGCGGAAGTTCTGGAGTTTTGGTTTCAAGTTTCATTATTAAATCTAAAAATTCATCTTCTTTAGCAAGCATGTCGTCTGCTGAAGCTAAATCTTTATTAACCTCACCTATTCGGGTTTGAAGAGTATCTCGTCTTTGTATATATTCTGCTTCTGTTATAATTTCATCATCTATCATATCGTCTAGTTGATCAAGCTTATCTACAAGGTTCTCTTTTTCATTACTCAGTTTAATAAAATCGTTTGTATAAGTTATTTCTTTTTTCTTTTCCTTTAATAGTTTTTCATCTTCTATAGTATAGTAGCCTTTCCCGCTTTTTCCAGTTGCTCTTTGATGTGCGTCTGATTGTATTTCATCAACCAATAAAGTTGTATTAAACGCATCATCAGTTTGCTGTATATCAGATAAACGAACATGAGCAAATTGATTTTTAGCTTGCGGATGGTGATCCTCATATTCAAAATCAAGATCTACTTTCTTATATTTGTCTGGAATAGAAAGTACAAGTTCACGATAATTTTGAGTATTCTCACCTTCAAATGAATAATTTAAATGTTCAGGCTGAACTTTAAAATCTGCATCTGGTCTATCAACATCAGAGCGTCCTACTGCAACATCAAAGTCAAAATCATTTTCTTTAAAAAATTCCTGAACTTCTTCTTTTGTTACCTTCTTATCGTTAGCAAACTTTTCATTAGCTTTTGTCCACTTTAATTCTTCATCAGTAACATCTGGATCTTTTTTAATTTCATTTAAAAATGCTTGACCTTCTCTGGGTTTAGAACCTTCAAGTTTCTGAGAAGCTTTTTCTGCGGCACTATACAGCCCTGATGATTTTTTAGGCGCAAAAAACATCTTGGCAACAAGACTGCCTTTACTATACCCACGCATTCGATCACTTTCTGAGGGTGTCATGTACATAGCTTCTTTGTCAGCAATGAGTTTATCTATCTGAGCTTCTGCTTCTTTAAAAGTATTAGCCTTAATAGTAGCCCCTAGATTGTTGTTGTGTTGATCCATTGGCTTATCTAAACGTCTAAGGCTCAAGTTTTCGCGGAAGTTTGCAGCCTTCAATGCTAGATCAGGATTCTCTGCTCTTTGAGTAATCCAACCTAAAGCAAGGTGACGGGCTGCATCTCCTTTACCGTCTAGTTCTTCAGATTTGCTATAACGCTTGTCTTGACTTTTAGCCCACTCAAGATCTTCTTTAGAGATGCCTACAAGGTTAGCCACCATCTCACCGCCACTGCTTTTACGTACTCTTCCTCCAGCAGCCATAACTAAAGATCTAATAGGATCGGACTCTTCTAAATAAGCTGCACCTGCCTCTAAATTATATGGCATCCCTGTAACCTTATTAATTCTATCTGAAGGGTTTTCAGGAGCATTAGGCACAAGCTTGTCTACGACACCGCCCATAACTTTTTGAAGTCTTTCTTGATCGCCCTTCTTTTCACCTGTAATAGGATCGTTAAGCCTTATATCCCATAAATCTAGGTATACTTGTTCAAGCTCTTCTGAAACATTAATTGCTTGCTTTGTGCTTGTTACATTAGGAGTTTTTTCTTCTAACGCCACAGTGCTTTTTTGCGGTGGTCTGCTAGGTTTAAAATATCCCATGCTTATAGCGGCTAAATCTTTTCTGCTCAGTCCGTTTTCTAAAGCAAAACTATACATTTCATCTTCATCTATAAGATATTCAGCAGCTTTTAAAGTTCTATAAAGCTCTTTATAAGACTTTAAACGAACTTTTTGTTGTTGCTTATATCTTTTAATAACTTCATCAGAATTGCGTTCAAAGTTTATTCCTGTAGTTATAGACAAACTAGAGTCTCTTTTAAAATCAGAAACAGCAAACTTAATAGCACTTTCAATATCTACTTCTGTAAACTTTACTCCTGTCATGTTTGCAACAAGTTCAGCAGGTTTAGATTTAGTCTTACCTGTAGTTCTATTTGGTTTTTCATTCATCGTGTCTATTAAACTTTTAATACTTAACGCAGATCCGGGAACTAAAGTTTTTCCTAAATGTTGCAAAACATTTGCAGATTTTTCTGCAACAGTAAGACCGGGGGTAAATATTTCTTTACCGTTAGGAGTTCTTCCATCTTCATTTAAAGCAGCTAAAGTTACATCTGTAATAGCAGACGTTAAAATAGCTTCATCAATATATGGTTTAAAAAAGCTATAAGCGAAAGCCGCAGTAGAATCTAAAACTTTTATTTCAAACTCGTCTTCGTTTATTTCTCCTTTACTCCATGCGTAAGCCGCAGAACGTAAAGGATCTTTTAAAGCACTGTATGAGTCAATGTATTGCGTATCGTTGGTGTATATCTTACCATCTATTTTTACAATATTGCGCGGAGCAGTATTTGACCAAGGAGTTTCGCTCAATATTGCAATAGCCTTCTGTTCTTCTTCGTTAAACCCTGCTAGTTTTGCAGACATGTCGGCTACTTGACCAAACGCCATTGTTGTAACAGTAAATCCTGCCATTCTTTTTAATCCTCTGTCTCGTATAAGAGGATTAGTAGATTGCATTTCTTTAGCTGATTGCCTAGCAATGTGGGCAGAGGTTCTAATTATTTCTGCTGGGAATGAGAAAAAACTACCGACAGGAAGCTGCCTTAAAGATTTTACGCCTTTAGGAACACGATCATAGTTTGGCATTGTATTACGAACAATGTTTGCAGCTTGCTCTTCTAAAACGTCTGGGGCCACATCAGGATATGCTTTTTGAAGCAAGCTTAACTCTTGATTAAAATAATTTATTTTATAAAAATCATCTGTTGCAACATAAAGATTGTCAAAAAACTCGCGTCTATTTTTAGTTAAACCTATCTTATCTAAACTAGAACCTACTTTCTTTTGAAAGCCGTCTATATTTGTTTCATATCCAGATTCTAAAATTGCTCTAAACTCATTTACTCTGACGTTAGTATTAATAATTCCTAGTCGTAAGTATTTTTCATACGTGTTATTAAATGATTTATCTCCACGTTTTAAAATAGAATCTAGTAAAACTTTTCTAGTTTCGTTTGCTCCTCCACCAAAAGGATTTACTCCATTAGCAAAACCAAACTGCATACCGCCTGTCAAGTTACGAATATGTGTCATGTGGCTGTAAACAGTTTTTAATTTTTGCGCTTGTCCTTTAAAACTTAAAAACTCTTTATAATATTTTGAACCCCCGTTTGTAAAAAAGTGAGAAGTGTTATTTTGAAGCTCGTCAAATATTTCAGGAGTTGTAAATTGACCATCTAGTTTAGAGTTAGTCCCTGCTATTTTTGTGTCGTACCCTTCTGGACGAGGCTCACCTTTTCTAAATATATATCCACCAGAATGACCTAGCTGCTCTAAGTTGTTGTAAAACTTTGTACTGTTTACAAGGTTTGTCATTTTTGAAACAGTTAAGATAATATTTTCAGAAGGTTGTTCAACTTCGCCCATCAACCTTCTAATTTCTAAAGGTATAGTTTCTTGTTTCTTTAGTATATCTTTATTTATCTTTTTAAGATTACTAAAATAATCAGAAAATTCTGCTTGGTCGCCCTGCTTTAAAATTTCTTTTACAGTATCAACAGCTTCTTGATAAGCAAAAGCTTCAGAAATATCTGGCTTGTTGTCTAAAATATTTCTATAAATATAATCTGTTGCATCTTTTTGAACTTCAGGAGTTGGAACATATCCCGAATCTTCAAAAAGACGGTAAGATCTTCGGATATATTCTCCTACGTTTTCTTGAATTGTTTCTTTTAAAGAATCACTAACAGAAGTAGAACCTATAAGTTCATTAGACATATCATCAATTAATTCTCTAGCATTCAAAAACTCTTCTGCTTGAACATCAGTTAAATTATATTTGTCTGCAAGATCAATAATCTTATCTTCTTTAGTGCCTTTTAACCATTTTAAATCTTGAGTAAAAAGTTTATTTATAGTTTCAATTACTTCTTCTTGATCAGTAGACTCAGCCATTTCATCTATAGATTGTTGAAGTCTTAACGCAATGTTCTCTGCTTTAGCAATAGTTTGTCTTTTAGCATATTCTGAATCTTCAAAAGCGTTATATCCTTTAGGCGTAAAATATCCTCGCGTTGTAAAAAATCTATTCACGAATCTGTGTAACTTGCTAGAATTCTGCAATGCAACCTGTGCTGAACCTTCAGGAGTTTCAGTAAGTTGTACATCTGTTACCTGACTTTGTTGCTTAAACTGTGTATTAATTTTAGCTTCTTCTAAAACTTCTAACATTACATCAGCTTTTTCTTCTAACTCTAATTGTTCTACAGGCTTACCATATAGCTGCTTACTTTTCCTACTTAAATATTTAACACTTTCAATAGCTCCAATACCAAAATATTTTAATATTTTAGGAGTTGTTAGTACAATATCAATAGCACCGCCAATGACTGCACCTTCCAGCACCACTTTACTTTTTGCTTTTAACTTAGAATCATTTTCATTTGAAGACATATACTCTATAATAACATTAGATTGAGTCTCTGGAAAATATTCACCAACTACATCAGCAAGTGTTCCGTCTTCAACATCACTTAAAACAGCATCAGTAACTGCACCTGCTGCTAGGCCCCTTATATACTTTGATCCGCGTTCACCTAATTCTTTATATACTTTTGTGCCTCCAATTACATAAGGAACAAACTCTGCAACAGCCCCTGCTGTAGTTTCAGTAGGTTTAACATCTCCTTCAGGCGTATATATATCATCAGTTTTATTAAATGCGTTTAAAAGCTGATCAAAACCACTTATAGGATTATCACGAAAGAATTTTTTAAATGCTTGCTGTTGTGCTTCTAACTCTGATGATTTACTGTCCAAACCTAAAAGTTGTTTTACATCTTCTGCTAAAATTCTTGCACCGTACAAAACATTTAAAGGCTCTAAATTTTCTCTTGTGTCTGCAAGCACTCTTAAAATATCTGTTCCGACTCCTGTTGATTTTGCATCTTCTTCAGGTTCGGGTACAGCAATAGGATCTGCTAAAGTTTCAGATTCTTTAGCAGCTTCTATTGCTTTAGCGGCTGCTTCTTCGGCTGTGTTTTTTACATCAACATCCATAACTTATCCTTTCTTAGTTAGAGTATTGTTCTTTTAAAAGAGTTCCAAGTTCTATAATCTTTGTTACAGCGTCTTCAACTTCATCATCAGTGCCTTTAGCTAAAATTCCTTGAGTAGAAATACTGTTTGATACAAAGGAACTTAATATTGCTTTAATTGCATCGTTTCTTTCTGTATCTTTTAAGTTTTGGTTGTCTACTGTAAATGTCTGTAAAATTTCTGCTACTGTATTGTACTGTTCAATAGTTTTTATATTGCCTAGTACAATATTTTTATCTCCTACAGCTTTAACAAATTCAGCATATGCAGGGCTAGTTAAAAGCTGTGCAGGTTCTTTAGATAAATTAAAAGCTGTGTTTGCTGTTTTTAAAACATTTGCTTTTGTTTCCTCAGTATTTGTTCCAAAGAACTTTGTAGCTTTAGGTTTAGAAACTATATCAGGAAGTTGTTTGTACCTGTCTTTTTTTGTTGTAGTTTCTATAAGATATGCAACATCATTTAATACTTGTATTTCATGCGTTGTTGTGTCTTGAAATCGTTCTTCTTCAGGCGTTTTTACAACAGTCATATCTGCAAAGTTTTTAGCAAGAATTGCATTGCCAGTTCTTTCAAACTCTTTTGCAAGCGCAATAGTTCTTTCTCTATTAGGATCATTTTTTATAATAGATTGTATAGCTGCTTGTTCTCTTTCTTGCTTAGAAGTCCCAGTAAATAGATTTGCAATTCCTGAAGTTATAAGATCTCCTACTTTTTGTGGCCGCGCTGACTTTATTTCTTTTACTATAGAAGCATTTACAGTGTCAACATCTTTAATTTTTAAAGTAGATTCATAAAGGTTTTTGTGTGCGTCAGCCCTTGCTGTTGCTAACTTTGTAAGTTCGTCAAACATTTTTGCATCATACAACTTAGTTCCTATTTCATCAGGATCTTGTTGCAGTTTAAACTGTGTTTCAAATTCAGTTTTCATTTGATCTCTATAAAAGTCTACTGCTGTTCCTTTATGCTGATCAATTTTTTTTTGTTCATCGGCAGCTTGTGTCCTAGCTAAACTAGCATTTTTAAACAATACATTAGAAGCTAAAATTTGTTCATTGTTTAAAAAATCTGCTGTTCTATCAGCTAACATTTTGTTACCAACACCTACAGCTAAAGTCATACCCAAAGTTTTTAATTCATCTTTACGCTCTGCTTTTCTGGTTTGACGAGCAATTTTATCATTTCTTTGCCGTACATTAGAAAGCAACGACTCGCCTATATTTTCAATCGCCATTATTATATCCTTTTATTGAGCAGCAGCTAACAAGCTTGCAGGTTGCTGCATTGGTTCAGGTGTTGGTTCAGGTACTGGTTCATCCTGTGTTTCTTCTAAACTATTTTCGGGTATAGCTTCAATCTTAGAAAGCACTTCATTACTAATTACACCAGCAGGAACTTTAAGAGGAGCAGAAGTTTTTGCTATTTTCTGCATTGCTAACTCTTCAAACTGAGTTCCAAAGTTTTGTTCGTCTTCTATTTCATCTTGTTCTTCGTCTTCATAAACTACAAAGTCAATGTCTAAGCGTTCTGCTAAAGCTATAATCATATATGCAACAGGCTCAATTAACATTATTAACAAGTCAGGATTCCACTTGCCTTCTGTAAAACCTTTAAACAAGATTACCTGAACAATTTCCATAACAGGTGTTCCACTTTCAACCGCTTGCATCAGCGGGATGTATACTTCTTTTTGTAGCATTTTTTCAAACAATACTTCAGAAGCTTGGTGAACACTTGTATATTCTGGTTGCTTTTCAAACGGAGCAGGGTTTTCGGGATCGTTTGTTAAAGACTGACCCGCAATAGGTCGGCCTCCTTTTTGTTGTAGTTTAAGATATGCTTCTTCCATTATTAGCCTACTCCTCTCATACTTTGACCGTAGTTATATATAGCTGCTGTGTGTCCATAAGGAGAAGCATTCATGTAGTTAGTGTTGTCCATGTAAGCATTTAAATTAACATCTCCTGCATAATCACCTGATCCGATAGACAGTGATGTAGGCATAGAAGCAACTGAAGCTACATTTGTAGTATAATTAACATCAGGAATCCCTCCTCCTGCTTTTTGCCCTGCGGTTGTTACTGCTGTACTTACAAATTTAGAAGGTGCATCTGTAAGAGCTTCTCCAAGTTTTACTCTAGCGTCACCCGCCTTTTCTACTACAAAGTCACTAGCTTTGCTAAGTAAACTTTTTGGTTCAGTAGCTACATTAGTTACTCCATCAGCAACGGTTGACATTTGTGCTGTATTAGAAGCTATTGTCCCATCCAAGCCTCGAGACATGTTTTCTACACCTGTTAAGTTCGGCCCTGTTGCTAAAGCTTTAGCTTTTGCCATAGAATCTTCAAGAACTATATCGGGTGTTTCAACAAGTTTACCTGTAAATTCATTAGTGACCGAATCCATTTCGGCTGACACATTAAGATCAGGAACTAAAGCATCTCGCTTAACTTTTAATTCATCTAAGTATTTAGATACGCTTGCGTGTTTACCTGTAAGTGTGTCCATGCTAAACAGGTCTTGACCTTTTGATAAGAGATCAGTACCTGCATTAGAAACTGTGTCCATAACAGAGTTAAAGCCTTTACCTGCTACATTCCAACCATTTCCTTTATTAATACCTAAAGCACCTGTAAAGTTTTTTATAGGATTAGCTAAACCAAGTTGATTTGCGGCAGCACCAACAACTTCACCAACAACATTTGTAACGCCTTTTGTAATACTACTAAAAACATTACCTACTTTAGTACCTATATTTAGTGCGGCATTAATAAAGTTTCCTGCCGCAGTAGCTACTGTGCCGCCAGTGCCTATTAAAGCACCAGCAAACTTTCCGAACATTGAGCCTATTCCCGGCATTAAAAGCCCTAAACCAATTTGACCAATAATGCCTAGCTTCCCCATAAATTTACCAACAGACTTAAAAGCACTTTTAATACCTTTGCCTATTTTCTTTACTACTTTTTTAACGCCTTTAAAAAGTTTTGAAATAAGTCCCATTTTGTACTATCCTCTATATAATCCCATTAACCATAGAAACTAAAGAACTGCTTGATGTTCTACTGTCTTTAGTTGCTCCTGCTTCATTACCAATAGCTGTAGCATAAAGCTGTGTCTTTCTGTTTTCTTCATTTTCATATGATTGTCTAATATAAGATGCTTCATCACGATATTGCTGCCAGATTTGAGCTTGCTCTAACGCTGTTAAGTTATATGCGTTTTGAACATTCTGTTGATTAGCTGCATTAATAGCCGCAGTTTCTGCGGTGTTAGCAGATCTACGCCATGCAATATTAGATTGTTCAATTGCTTGAGCATTTTGAGCATTCCAAGTATCACGCTGTAATTCAACCTGTTCATTGTATTTAGCAACATCTACTTCTAATTGAGCAGTAATTTGTTCAGCTTGTAGTTCATTCCCTGCTTCTATAGCTGCTTGTCTATTAGTTTCAGCAGTGTTGAACTGTGCCATAGCATTAGATTGAGTTGAATTAAACTGTTCCATAGAGCTTGCTAGACTTGCCATAAACTGATTAGTTTGATTTTCAGACGTAGCATTAAACTGTAAAGAAGCATTTGCAGCAGCCGCATCAGATAACAAACGCTGTTGCTGCTGTTGCTGATCTAAAACAGTTGCTTGCTGTTCATTGTTTAAGTTAGCCATGTCCATACTTAAAAAGTTTTGAGCGTTAGTAATAGCTAGTTTAGTAGCTTGGTCGGCTGTAGCCATATCCATTGCTGCAAGAGTTGTGGCATTCTGCATCGCTGCTTGTTGTGAAGCATTGAAGTCAGCCATAGTCATAGACTGCATAAACTTACTGTTTGCTAATTCTACTTGCTGTTCAGCATTAAACTTATTTAAATCAACATTAGCAACCATTGCTGCATTTTGTACTGCCCGTTGTTGATCTACATTTAACTGAGCAAGCCCCATTGACTCTGCAATTTTACCTTGAGTTAAATTAGTTTGCAACGTAGCATTAAGATTAGCTAACTCAGTTTGTTGTTCTGCATTTAGATTATCAGCACTTGCTTGATTAAGTGCAGAAAGATTTGCAAGTCTTGTTTGTTGATCGTTGCTTAAATTTGCTAAATCCATTTGCTGTTTAAACGCAGCATTCTTAGCTAAAAAGTCTGCGGCAGTTTGCATTTGAACTAAGCGTGTTTGTTGTTCCGCTGACATGTTTTCAGATGCACTAGCATTTAAGTATGAAAGATTAGCAAGTTCTATTTGCTGTTCATTACCTAAATTTTGTGAATTTGTAGCTTGTTGATTCTGAACATTTAATACAGAAGCTTGCTGACGATTTTGCAAGTTTTGCATAGCAGTTTGTTGCTGTTGCTGTGCAGTAGTCATAACAGCGTCTTGTTTAAACTGGCTTTGCAGTGTAGCCATCTGCTGTGCCATCTGTGCTGTTTGAGATGATGCTGTTTGTTCATTAGCTAAATTAGCCAGCTTTAACTGCATGTCAGCCGTAGACTGTGCTAAGTTAGCTTGTTGCTCATTACTTAAATTTTGTGCTGCTCTAGTCTGAAGAGCTTGAGCATTGCTTTGAGCAATAGGCATAGCAGTTTGAATAATAGCATTAAATAACGAATCCCTTCCTACTGTTGATGAAGAAAGACCTCGTTTAGCAAGCATTGAGTTTACTTGTTGTACCGCTGGCCTAGCCCAAACAGGAACTTCTCCATCATCCATAGAAGCTAAAAGACCTTCCATTTGAGAAGATACTAAAGCTTCAGTTGGTAATGCTGCAATGGCTGCTTTAACTTCAACAGGCTGTGTATCTATAGCTGCTTCTACTGAGGCAGGGTCTTCAACAATAGCTGCTGTTATTTCTTTAGGAATGTTTCCTACGGCTGCAACCATTTCTGCTGCTGCACCTTTAGCGGCTTCGCCCGTAACGGCTCTTCTAGATGCAGCTTCAAAACCAACAGACTCAACAATTTTAGATGCTTCTCCTGATGAAACAGTATTATCTGTAATAGCATCGCGTTGTTTAAATTCTGCTTCTTTTGTAGGAGCAATGTCTGTAACTTTACCTGTAACAGCATCAACATATGCACCGTCACTAATTTCATAATCTTGAGCAGATGCTAAAGAAGCTTGTTCTTGCTCTGTGTCTCGTTGAGCAGCAGTAGCTCTTTCAGTTAATGTAGGCCCAGCAGCTTCAGCAATTGTTGATACTGTGCCTTGAGCAGCTTGAGTAGGTGCAGTAGCTTCAGCTTTTTGTGCTGTAAATGTAGAAGCTTCAACAGGTTGTACAGCTTCACCTAAAGTAACATCTCCTTGAGCAGCAGGAGCCATTGTAGGGGCTTGAACACCATCAGTAGTTACAGGTGTTCCTGCATCTAGTTGTTGAATTTCAGAACCTGTTGTAAAGCCTTGTTCAGCCGCAGATGCGCTAGGATCTATAGCTGATTCAACACCTTTTTTTGCATCAAACGTTCTTACAAAACTATAGGGGCTACCACTAGGTCTTTTTAACTTTGGTGTAGGTGGCTTGCCTGTTGCAGTTTTTGCAGTTGTTGAAGTACTTCCACCACCTGTAGGCTGATTATGCGATCCAAGTTTTGGATTGTGTGGTTGCCAGCCCATACGCCCTGCATAGTTATGTCCCCCACTATGATAAGCTGCTCTTTTAGCTTGAAGAGATTTTAATACTTTTTTAGTATTTCTTTTATTTCTTTTTTTGCTCATTATTAATCATCCTGCTTGGGGTTTTGTTTAAACTCTTGAATCTGCACATAAATTCTAAGACTTAACCAGACAATTGTCAAGAGAGAAGCTGTAGGTGGTAGCCACGCAGCTAAAGAAGCTAAAGCCGTAGAAGCTGCTGCAACATCTAACATATCTTTTGTTGGTTCACTAAGCTCATTCATGTTATTATCCTTTTAAAATACTTACTATTAAATAAACAAGTGTGCCAATAACGGGGACTGCTACAAGTGTTACACATATAACAGTAAAAATATTTAACATTAGCTCACGATTTTTAGCTGATTTATATGACTTTTGTTTTTCAGCATCTGCTCTTTTACGTTTACAATCAGACTGAAATTGAAGCCAGTCTTGATACATGTTGGCTCTACCACCATAAATCATAATTTCTCTAAGCTCTTCTTCTTGTTGCTTTAAAGTTTCTAAAGCCATAAAAGCTTGCATGTCTGATTTATTTCCACCTTTATTAGCTTGTTTAGCTATAGAACTTTTAGAATCAAAGTATGTGGTTGCTTGTTGTGCTACACTTGCTAGTTCTTGACCGTTAGCTATTGTACTTTTAATAACTGCAAAGGCGGCATTAGCTGCGGCTAGTTCTGCAAGCATATAGTTCCCCTTACTAAATTATAAATTATATCTAGCATAAGCTTTAACAGGCCCATACTCTAAAGTGTCTTTGTTAAACACAAAGCCCCAGCACCATACAACGTCACAGTCCGTGTGTGTGGTTGGTGGTAATGGATACGACAATCCTTTATCAGCGCAAAACTCACGTATGAGCTTAGGTGTGGCGTATGCGTAGTAATCCACCCAGTCGCTAGTGGTTCCGTCCTGACTGTGAGTGGCGGCATAGAAGTTACCATCGTTGTATGGTAGGTCAGGAGTTTCACCATCGTACAGTTTAAAAACTACTTTGAGCATTATTTCCTTAGTTTCAGAATCAAACTTGAAACCATGCCAATCCATAAGGTTTGTGGTTGGGTAAGATGTTCCAAATTCAAGTAATAGCTTTTCACTAGGAACCTGTCCGAAGTTGTAGAAGCTCAAACCACCGTTAGCATATGGCTCCCTGTATGGGGTATACCTTCCTATGATATTGAACTCCCACCTTAACCAATCCTGATAGTCAGGAAAGCTCGCCTGTAGTTCTTCAGCCATCAATTGCGCCTCTGTCGTACCAGTAGAGTAGTCCTGACGAACTATCTGCTTGTCACAGTAGACATCATCTCTACATTGGACTGGTTTAAACTTGCTCAACGCTGTATGCAAAAGCGCGTCGTCAATAGCAAGCTGTACTTCAGCCTCAGTTCTGTTACCTATGGGTACTTCAATGTACAGATTTTCCTTAGCTACACAGGCGAACTCTGTATCTGATTCCATTTCGTCTGTTTTTTTTGTATATAATCTTTCCATTATGAGAACTCCACTGCAACACTTGATCCGGTTGATCCGAACGGACTACTTGTAGTTGACCACGACCAGTTAGTTACCGTACTATTGTTTGAATAAGTTGCTGATGTTCTGGTGTAGGTTGTTGATCCTACTTTCATACTTGTCCATCCACTATTAGCTCTTACCCCACTTACGGTTAGATACACCCGGTTGAGTACACTTGATCCGGTGCTGTTAGCACCCAGCCAAGCTAATATGACGATTGAGGCGTTACTTACTGGGTTCAGTGTTCCATCTGAAATAGAACCTACTGATAAAGTTGAGTCAAAGCCCCTTGTCTGAAACGTGTACAAGGATGGGGCTAGGTAGCCGACTGTTACAGTCTGAGTATCTAGCAGGTTACTGGCCCCATAGAATTGGGAAAAACTGGAAGTAGCCCCACTAGCTTTTCCTATTAGGGAACGCACATCGCTGTCGTTTAGACTTACAATTGTGCCAGACTGTCCACCAGCTTCAACGTGCATTTGATTAAGACTAATCGCGCCTGAAGTTGGTAGAGTCATCAGTCACCTCCTTTAAGTTGTGAAACCTCTGCTTTAAGTTCTTTAATGGACTCTACTAGCAAGGCGATCACTGCGTTGTAATCTACAGTCTTAGTACCGTCCTCTGACTCAGAGACAGCTTCGGGTAATACAACTTCAACCTCTTGAGCAATGACACCTGCGTAGCGTCTCTCAGGGTCTTTGTCGAGTAAGTCATTACGCTGGTAAGTGTTACCACTAAGGGTGCTTACTTTTTCTAAGGCACCTTCGATTGGTTGGATGTCATCCTTTAATCGTCTATCAGAATAAGCAGTTACGTTACCTGTGGCAGTAAAGTGACCTGCGTCATCAAAGGTAAAGCGAGTTGTAGTTGTGTCACGGATGTAGAAGTTATTACCTCCAGAATTCAAATCCATGTAGAAATGGGTTCCGCTAAAGAACATCTCAACGTCATCGCCAGTTCCGAAACGCAGGATGTCACTGTCAGCAAGATCAATTGCATTTCTAACACTTAGGATTCCGCTAACGGTCATGTTTCCCGGCACAGTTACGGCAGTGTCATTAACTTCTAGACGCTCCGAGCCGCCCGTAACAACACGCCACTGATTAGCCGCATGAAACTGCATGTATGTGTCGGTGTCACCTTCGCCAAAAATCTGATCGACACCCAAAATGTCAAAGTTGTTCATGTCTAGCTGGGAGTTACCAGCCCTTCGCATAAACGTACCTTCAGATAGACCATCTAAAAGATCAGCATCTAAGCCTGAACCTGTACCATCAACAGTTTTAATCGCTGTCAGAATTTCTGCCGCTGTTTGGTCTGCGGTAGCACCTGTCTCTATGCCGTTTAGCTTAGTATGATCCGCATCTGTAAAAACATTAGAATCTGTAGCTGCTTCAACGGCTGCTCTAATTTCTGCATCTGTTTGATCTGCTGTTGCGCTTGCTTCTATGCCGTCTAGCTTCGTGTTATCAGCAGAGGTAAAGTTTATTTCAGTAAGTCCACCATCACCAACTGAATATGTTGTGTTAGTATCTGTCCAAGGAACATTAACAACACCTTGGTTTGCGCTGTTTAATTGAAGGCCATAAGTTCTTGAAGCAGTAGTAGTTACACTATTTGCAGCCACACTTTGATCTGTATTACTAAATAATTCAATGCCTCCTAAAACTGAATCAGTAGCTACTGAAATAGAAGATGAATCAACATAAGCTTTAGTAGCTGCGTCTTGAGCCGATGTAGGATCTGTAACGCCAGTGATCTTGTTAGATCCCATAGCAATATCACCAGACATTGTGCCTCCAGCTAGAGGAAGTTTAGCAGCTATACTATTTGTTACAGTTGTAGAAAAATTAGCATCATCACCTAAAGCAGCAGCTAATTCGTTTAAAGTATTTAAAGCTGCGGGAGCAGAGTCAACAACCCCAGCTACTTCTGTATCAACATAAGCTTTTGTAGCTACATCTTGGTTGGCTGTAGGATCTCCTGCTCCAGTAATTTTTGAAGTTCCCATAGCAATCTCGCCAGACATAGTTCCACCAGCTTTAGGAAGTGCTGCGTTTGCCGTGTTTGTGGTGGTAGTTAGCACCCCATCTCTTGTTGCAATATCAACACCGTCAAAAGTGCTGTTAGTTGTTATAGCTCCAGTCATTGCACCGCCAGATTTAGGCAAAGCATTTGCAGCCAAAGTTCCTTGAGCAGCCGTAGCATAATCAGAAGAGTCAAAAGCTTTAACTTGTGCTAGGTTAGTAACTTCACTATCCATTAATGCGCCAGCGGCTGTAACATTAGTAGTATCAGTTACATCTGCGCTTGCTTCAATTGCATTAAGCTTTGTATGGTCTGCATCTGTAAATACATTTGAATCTGTTGCAGCTTCAACGGCTGCACGAATCTCTGCATCTGTCTGATCTGCGGTTGCAGAAGCCTCTATTCCGTCTAGTTTAGTACCATCAGCAGCTACATCACGACCATCAATAGTACCATCAGTAGTTAAGTTCCCTGAAATTGTAGGAGCAGTGAGAGTTTTATTAGTAAGCGTTTGAGTTCCTGTGAGAGTAGCTACAGTGCTATCAATCGCTACAGTAAGAGTATTAGTAGCTCCAGAGGTGTCAATACCCGCACCGCCCGCTACTGTTAGAGTTTCTGAGTCTAAATCAATATTTAAAGCACCACCTGAATCTCCTTGGAAATCCAAGTCTTGTGCTGTTACTTGAGCATCTACATAAGTTTTTACAGCTTTAGCAGAAGGAAGCGTATCGTCAGAGCTTGACACACTAGAAATATCAGTATCTAATACACCTGACTTTAAATTATCAACTTCGAGGTTTTGAATAGTGTTATTATCAGCATTAATAGTTTTATTAGTAAGTGTCTGCGTTCCAGTAAGTGTTGTAACTGTACCGTCAATAGCAAGAGTTACACCGTTACCAGATGCAGTAGAAGTGATTCCTGTTCCTCCTAAAATGCTTAGAGTTTCAGAATCTAAATCAATTGCAATAACAGTTGTACCATCAGTAAGGTCAAGATCTTGGGCAGTAACTTGAGCATCTACATAAGCTTTAATAGATTGTTGAGTAGCTAAAGCAGTATCAGAATCAGAAGACATGTTATCTTCATTAAGAATAGTAGTTACAGTTGATCCTGACGTAAGAACTAAAGCATCAATATTAGCAGTTCCGTTTAAAAATAAATCTTTAAACTGAACACTAGAGCTACCTAAATCGACATCATTGTCAGTTACAGGAACTACTGCACCATCTTCAACTCTAACTTGTTCTATTGCACTGCCACCTACTTCAATAAAAAAGCCAACACGGTTGTTAGCTGTATCTACAACAATTTTATTTAAAAAGTCTTGGTCGCCTATTGTATGAATATGACCACCTTGGCCCGCAGAACCATCATGTTGATGTCCTGTTGTTCCAGAAGTTGTATATGAAAATGCGCTTACAATTTGATTGTATTCATTATTAAACAGACCCGCAGTGATTGTATCACCGTCTGTTAATGTGCTTTGTCTTGTATAGCTCGTACCTGCCATTTGGTTATCTCCTGCCCGATGGAACGTAATTAATATATAAACCGTTTATTGAATAAGATGCCTTTTTATCTAAACTGCTAATTCTAAAACTAACAGCATGTCCACTACCTTCAAGTGCTTGTCTTACCATTGGATCATTACTTGCTCCAAAGACTCCTGTACCGAATAAAGAAGTACCAAAAGTAGCTGGCAAAGGTATTGTAGCTAACGGATAATCAGATGGTTGAGGAATATTAGGATCTTCATAATCATACCTAACTCTTAAAGTAGGGCTTACTCCCCCTTCAGGAGACACAGAAATTTTAGCATAGTGCATTGTTTTTCGCGTACCCACATCACCAAAATCAAAATTAGGTGTAATGTATTGAGCATCTATATTTTGTTCTGCTCCTGAAGATAAAAAAGAGGATCCAATATCGTGATTATAAATATAGCCGTCTTTATCTCCATGATATATTTGTTCTATATTTTCTTCATCAAAACCACTGTCAAGCCCTAAAGCTTGAATACCTTTTGTTTCAGAAAACTCAAAACCGTTTGCTGTTAAAGTTCCTATAATTCCTTTAGCATCTGCTACATTTCCTGTAGCTGGGGAATAAAATAAACGATATTGTGATTTTTTTCTTAATACTGCACTTGTTATTACATGTGTATCTATTAATGTTGCTAAGTTTGAAATAAGATCTTGTACTTGTCTACTTACAGATCCTAATTCAACATCTCCGATTCTTGCAGTACCCGCAACTGAACGAATACCGTCAGGACTTAAAAATACTAAGTCACCGCCAATTTCTTGAACACTGTGAGAACTTAAACAACCAACATTTTTAGTTATTGGAACTACTGCAATATTAGAAGAGTCATTAATATTAATAAGTTTATGTATACTATTTTTACAAAAAACCATTAAGTCATTACGAAAACTTTTAATTGCTACTACTTGGTCACTTAGCTTTATGCTTCCTGCTCCAGCACCAGTAAAGTTATTTGGCTCAAAATTATGACTATAATAAATAGTATTTTTATTTTCTGAAGTTCCTGAAACTACTAAATGATGATCATGTATTGCACAAACATCAGGAGCTTCAGTGCTATTTACAGTTATTTCTTCAGCAAAAAAAGTACGAGTATTTAAATCACCTGTACCTGTCATGTAAAAATAATAAGGTTTATTTGCACCATCGCAAATAATTAATGCTCCATAATCTGTATTACCTTCAAACACCGCAAAAGATGTTTGTTTTTGTCCTGATCTAGTTAAAACACTTCGTCCTGTAAATGTAGAATAATTATCTCCAGAACTATGTACACCAGATCTATTAATTTGTAACCAGCTATTGCCATCAACACTAAAATATATATTTGTGCCAGAACAAACAACTACACCGTCTGCATATACTTGAATACCTAAAACTCTATTACTGCCGTTGGGTCGTGTAGAACCGAAAGCTGTAAAACCATTAATTCGTCTATAACCACCGTCAGGGTCTACTTCAAAGTTTTGTAACTTTGTAGCAAGTCCCGGCTGTGAGAGCATTTCAAGCTGATTAAGATTAGTGTTTAATCCACCTTTGCATGAAATACCAAAAGGTTGTGAAGCTGCCATATTATACGAATCTCATTCGATCATCTTTAAAATACGCAGGAGTAGGCTCTAATAAATTAGACCTCATGCTACGCAAGCCTTTTTTGTAATCGTCTAATGCAAACGCTGCTGCTTGTGGATTATCTTTAAATTGATGTATGTAATATCTAGCTCTTGATAATAAAACAGAACTGTATACTTCAGGAAAAACTAAAGTGTCTGTAGCACTCGATAGTTTTGTAGGAAGGCTCCATGCAAAAAACCAAATACGATAAACTTTATCTGGTATTGGACTTAATCCAAATTTTCTAGCATCTGGGCTTCTAGTAACAGCATTAGGAACGCCATAGTTTTGAGTGTTTGCATCATCTAAATTTTCAGAAACTCTCCGAAAATCTTTAAATTCTTCTGTGGTAATATAACGTAAATTACGCCCTTCAAAGGGAGCAGATTCACCGCTAACACCTACAGTTGTGAGATAAAAGTTATCCCAATCTATTGAACCATAATCAGTAGTAATAGAACTACTTGCAGGTTTCAATTCATAATATCTTTGTCCGACTACTGTTTCTACATATACGTTTCCGTACATAGGATCTACATCACCGCTTTCAGTAACTGCTAAATAAGGCCATTGCGGTTCTTCATTAATTATATCAAAGTACGCACGATTTACAGAATCTTTAACATGTTGTTGAACGCCAATAGAAGCAGCAAAATTTCCTGCTGTTAAAGGAACTTCGTTTAGTTCGCGGAGAAGCTCATTTGTTAAATCTAAATAACTTGTTGACATAATTACTGTGCCTTTGATTTAGTTTCATCTTTTCTAAAGATAGCATCATAGTTATCTTCATATTTTTTCTTATTTTCTTTTGTGTACCAACTTCCTGTATCGCCTAAAATCTTTCCAGTTTTTTTGCCTTTAATCATTATAGGCTTTGCATTACTTCCAACTTGAGGCATTTATTTCTCCTTAAAAAGTGCGGGGGCTTTTACACCCCCGACTTTAATTTACAGCTTAGTCTATACCGTAGAAGGCAGATACTAGAGCTTCAGGTCGTAGAACCTCTGCTCCAAATACATGCAGACCACGACAGATGTCACCAAAGCTATCTGGATCACGAATGACCTCAGTGCTAGTGATAGTCTGTGCAGTTGCAGTAGAACTAACGTGACCAGCAAGGATCTTGCCAGCAGCGTTAGTAGTAGCTGCAATGTTGTTAGACTTATACATGTCAAAGCCACGCAGCTTGCCTGAAGAAACCAGACCGTTGCGGATAGAGCCTTGACCAGCGTTAAAGTCTACAGACATCAACTTAGAGCTTGCTTGTGAAAGCTGCTCGTAGAAGCTAGGCGGTGCTAGGAACCAACGACCTTCTTCTGGCACGTTTTGCTCGTCAAGTAGACGGGCCATGTGAGCCATAACATCCAAAGGATCGTGTTCGCCAGAACCTTGACCAATATCCAAGTTACCAGTACCATCAAAAGTACCGCCAGCTAGGTCAGTTGTGCTGTCAGAACCAAGGACATGGTTAGGAGTAGCAGCCGATACACCAGCAAACATCTCAGCAATTACAGCAGAATCGAAAGCATCACGCAGAGCGTAAGCAGCCGATGAAGATGCAACTTCTTTGAAGTTTACATGAGACATAGAAGTTTCGATATCGTCAACGATAAACTTAAAAGCGTTAGCGTTGTCAACAACCAAATTAACTTCTTGGTCAGTTAGCTTAGTAGCTGTAGTGTCGCTGCCACGGGTGTAAGCAGAAACAGAAATTACAGGCTCTTTGATGATCTTTACAGAGTCACCGAAAGCAGTAATTTCACCAGCATAGTCAGTGTTAGTGATTGCTTCACATACAGAAGCTTTACGGAAGAAGTTTAGAACCTTCTTTGAGTAAACTGCTGGAAGGAAGTACGAGTTAGTTTGGCCTGTGACACTGTTTGCAAAGTTAGCATTAGTATCTGTGCCGGGTTCAAAATATTGAGCCATGTTATATTCTCCTAAAAAGACATTAAATTATTATGGGATTACTCTGCCTTCCATAATGGCTTGATCAATTTCACTTTCATATTTGTCAAATTGAGCCATCGAAAGTTTAGAGATTTCCCGTTGAGTCCACACCTTCGGTTGTTTTGCATCCACTGCATTTGTTTTAGTAGAAACAAAATCAGCCGCTGATGAAGTAGGTTGCGACTTTTTGTTCTTAGCAGACTTAGTAGAACTGAGTCCTGTCTCCAACTTATAAAGATCAATTGCTTTAATGGCTAAAGGTACATTATCTGGGTTGTTATAGATCCAGCCTTGAATTTGTTCTGGCTGTTCTTTGGCCCATTCGTGAAAACGATCATCGCCTCTTATTTCGTCAAAATCGGGATGCCTATCATGTAGGGCTGTTTCAGCTTCTCTACGTGTTATAGCAGCTTCTCTTTCTTCGATAACAGAAAGCTTTGATTTTATCTGCTCTAGTTGTTGTTCACTTTGTAGGTGAGCAACACTTTCAACAGTTTCATATAGATCAGGATATTGGCTTTTAAATTGTTCAAGATCTTCAAGTGACTTAGGCGGTGCGTAAGCAGGTTGTTGCTCCATAGCCGCTGCTTGTAACTCTAGTTCTCGTTGTTTAAAATCTGAAATCTTTTGATCATAATGCTTTTTTAAATCATCATAGCGTTTTTTATAGTTAGTTCTTTTTGCTGATGTTTCTTCAACTTCTTCAGGGGCCGCGCTGCGGGTAGCCTGTGTTTCAGATCTATCATCATAAAACAGCCCATCTGCACTTCCTCTACTTGGAGCATCTGGTACATGCCAGTCCTTTCGTGAATTGTACGGATTAGGTGCTTGTTCTTCAGTTATACTTTCAATTGCTTCGGACATAATCGTCACACTCCTTTTGGGGCTTGCTAGTCTTTCAAGGTGGCTTCGTTGTTCGCGTTTACAACAAAGGGTCTTGATACTTCAAGGTGGCCTCTAGGTTTATAAAGTGATAAGGGGTCTAAAATAGAGTGGCCTTATCGTGGGGTTACACTTGGCATACGGTTAGAACTAATCATTTGTCGCTTAATTTCTTCTTCCGTAAGTTCATCCTCAGTAATCCTATTAGACATTTCACCATTTCCCATAGGATTATAAGCAATACCACCAAATGCTTTTTTCATTAAACCACCGTCATAAGCACGTTCAGCATCGTCCATCATAGTTTGTAGCTGTTCCGCGCCTAGTTGATCAGTAGCCTTTCTGGTGAAAACAAATTCACCATCCGATAACCTTGCGGGTATCGAATCTGATACTCCAGTTCCGGGGCCATCTACTTCCCCTTCACCTGAGAATTCTCCTGCAACATCCATAACTTGATCAAAGATGCTGCTTAGACGTTCATCTTGTTCTAAAACGTCCATTAAATAATCTTGATCGTCTTCTTCTAAAGACTCGTCAAGTATAAATTGCAAATAGTTATTTTCCATTTCAGCGTCAGGAAGCTGTGACTTTTTAGCCGCTTCTTTTTCTTCTTCTGGAATATTGTCATAAGTATCTTGTATTTCTGGGGGCAGTAGCATTGAACCACCTTCAGCTTTAGCTTCTCTTCCTTTAGCTACATCTGTAGTATATTCGCTACCTTCAAACATAAAAGTATTTTCTCCTGCATTGTGAGCTTCGCTAAATGCACTTTCAAACTTTTCACGTTTGCTTTCAGTTAAACTTTCATATACATCTTTAACTGCTTCTGGGCCTTCTAGTAACAACATTGTTACACCTGCTGTACCCGCAGTATTTTTAGCCATATCACTACGATAAGTTTTTTGTTTCCGTACTAAAGGTTTTGTAGCTTCTTGGCTTTCAGTTGCATTATCTTTAAGACTTGCAATAATTGAATCTAAATCAGTTTTACCGCCACCACCTGTAGCATAGTTTTCAAAAAACCGTAAACTCTTTTCGTCTTCTTTATTTTCTTTAGTTAGCTTTTTAATTAAATTAGGATACGTTTCTTTTGTTTCAACTACAGCAGTATCTATTTGTTTGCGTGTTGGCTTCTTGCCTTGCTTAACATTCTTACGCAACATGCTAACAATTAACTCGCCAACTCTACCGCCCTTGCTATATTCTTCACGCTCTGGTGGTACTAACATAGAGCCACCTTCAGCTTTAACTACTCTAGGGCCAGTAGATTCTAAACGATCTAAGGCAGGGCCATATAGATCTACATCTGCTTCATTTACATTCTCTTTAAACTCTTTAAGACCTTTAGCGTCTAATGTATTTAAATACTGAGAAACTTCGGAAGCACCTGTAAATAGTTCTAAACTGTTTGCTGCTTCTTTAGGTGTCATAGAAGTCATCATACCTTCTTGAGACTCAGCTATTTCAACGCCATAGTCATCACCTAACATTTTTAAACGCTCTTTTTCAGGAAGAGCATCCATTAGATCTATATATTCATCATCACTTAAAGTATCTAAATACTGAGGATTATCAGCTAGACGTTCTTCTAAAGCTTCGCGTATACGTTCAGCATCTACTTTATTCTTTTTTGTCGTTGATGCTTTAGCACCTGCTTCAGCAACTTCTTTATCAGAAAGTTTAGATAACAAACTTAAAACTTTCTTAGCTGACTTTTTAGGTATTTTCATGGATTAATCCTCAATTCTTTGTTTAGCTTCTTTTACTTGTTCTTTAAGATTTATTAAGTTAGCCAGAGAACTCACTTTCCCCTGCTTGCGGAACACTTCCAGTTCCGATGTTGCCACCGCCAGTCCCTGTAGCTCCAACATCTTGAGGTTGTTGAGGTGTTCCTTGAGGGCTTCCCATAGCTCCTGATTGGTCACTAGGGGGGACAGCCTCGCTGCCATTTCCTTGTCCAGCATTTTGTACTCCTATGATTTTAGCCATAATAGCCGCTTCTTCAGGATCATTTAGAATTTCATCAGGGTCTAAATCAAGACTGTATGCAAGCTCACTAATGATCTTAGAGATCTTAACAAAAGGTGCAATAGCAGGGTTTTGTGCAGTTTGTAAGAACATTGTCAATCGTTGACTACGTACTTCTTTCTGCATCAAGCTATTTGTACCCATAGCTTTAATTTCTAAATCGCCTTCTATTTCTAACTGACCATCGAAAAACTGCATGTTCCATTGATAGTATGCTTGACCTAAAGGCTTTAATAAAAAATCATCTAGGTTTTTAACAACAGTTTTAATATTAAGTGACGCAGCACCTAGCAACATAGACATACCAGAAGCGGTACGGGTCATAGACTGAACGCCTGTTTGACCATGTGAATAACTAGGTATTCCGGTTTGCTCGTCAGCAAGCTGCCTAAACTTATCAAACATCATCATATTTTCTTGAGAAGTGTTCGGAAACTTAACTCCATGAATAGCTTGGCCCGGCATTCCTGCTTGTCTGCGGAAGACTTTTCCGGGATATATTTCCATTGACTGCCCACCAACTAAAGCAGACTCGTCTACGTCAAAAACTAAAGAGCCACTTAAAGCAAGATTGTCAATTGCCATACGTGCGTGGCCGTTCATTATCTGTTGCGAGTCGTCCATATTTTCGGCAACACCAATGCCAAAAAAGCTATAAGGATTACGCTCGTAACTAAAGGCATTATAGGGCAGTCGATATGGAGTAAATGGATTAACAACTGTGCGGAGAAGCTTGCCATTACAAACCCAAGCATTAATTTGTACTTCATCTAAATCGTCAACATTTTCATCAAGCTCCATGCCAGCTTCACGCGCATACTCTGCATCCATGATTCCCCAGTATTCTAAAACTTCAAACTGTCCTGAACCATATTCTTCTGTACGCGCATCGTCTTTTAACTCATGCTCATAATCTTGTTCAACATAATTAGGCCCAAGCATTAACGCATCACGTATAGCATCTTTATCAAAATAAGGTAGCTTTGATAATGCTCTTAACTGAGAACGATTGAGCTTATGACGGTGGAAAGTGTATTCACACTCATCAATTGTGGTTGCGCTAGGGTCGGGGAAAAAGTCCCAAATACTAACAAATTCAATACGTGGTACACGCACACTAAGAGGGTCATAGTTGCGAGTACCCGTTGCTTCATCCTTTCTCCACCTTCCAATAGTTTTGTTGTGGTTAAACGGGCCTTTAATAATACCAGTGCCAAATAAAGCCGCTTCAAAAATAGCGTTTCGTAATTCAGAAGATCCGTTTGATTCTTCTATTTGATCGTGAATTAACTTCTGCATTTTTCTAGCAGCTTCTTTAGCTGGAGAAACTTCTAATACATTAGGATCAGGAGAAGGGCCATCTGTTAAAGTAATTTCACCGTTTTCTTCTGCTTCATTTAGAAGTCTTTCAAAACGTGATTCACCTTGTCCAAAGGTTGCTCCAGCTTTTAAAACTTTACCATCCCCTTCATAACCAACATCAAAAGGATTAACAATTTCTTGTTCTTTTTTTTCTTCTTCTTCTTCTGAAAGAGATGTCTCTATTCCGGGAGTTGTATCAACATGTCGATATGTTGCAACACCTTCGGGAATAAGAGTTTCTTTAACTCCAATTGGAAACTGACCTGTTCCAAAAATAACATCTACTAACTGCCCAAAAGCAGCTAAAACTTTCGTTTTTGTAACTTTAATAAATACTTTAGATTTTTCAGATTCTCTAAAGCTTTGTTGTTTTCCGTACAAGCCTCTAAAATTGTGATAGGCTTTTAGCCAGCGTTGTTCGTCAGCTTCTCTTGCACTTTGAGATTGTTCAAAACGATCTTCAATTAACCCAACAAGTTTAGAACGCACACTCTCTTCAAGGTTCATTTCTAAACCATTTTCACCTTCTACTTGGTAAAAGATGTCGTTTGCATTTGCATATAACGAATTTTCTTCTTGCATTTAAATTACCTTTAAAGTGGCTTAGAAATAGACATACTGCCAGATAATTGGCCTCGTCCATCTTTATGTGCTTCTACTCTTAAATTAAAGCCGCTTTTTAGTTGTTTATTATAAGAAGCTCCCATACCATATGCTGATTTGTTTGCACCTACAGAAGACTTATTTTTTAATTGTTTTTCTATACTAATGTTCTTGTTACGACCACCAGCAGAGTCTTTATATTTACTAGCTGATACAACAGCACTTCCTTTTCTTAAACTTCCTGTCATACTTCCTGATTTAAATCCAGCAGAGTCTTTAAATTTAGTAGCTGATACAGCAGCACTTCCTTTTCTTAAATTTCCTGTAACACTTCCTGATCTAAATCCTTGATCACCTGATGCTTGAGCTACTAAAGAACCCACATTCCCAAATTGTTTTTGAGCTACTAGACCACCATTATTATATTTTAATTTCTTTTTTCCGTTCATATTAGTATCCAAAAGTTGTGTCTAAAGGTCTGAAATGTTGTTCTCGTTGAAACTGTCGCATCTGTTGTAAAGTATCGTTTATACGAGGTCTAGACATGATCAAGTATCTTAAAGCATCATATGCGTGATCAGGAGCATGTGTATTAACATCTTCAGGATTTGTTTTATCCAGAGGAATACTTTGTAGTTCGCGTATCAGGTTCGGGCAAGTATTAAATATTTGAATGCGTGGCCTACCGCTTGGCTGCAACTTCAAGTATTCATGGATCTGTATTTTGCCCTGTATTCGGTTCTTATCTGCTCTTCTTAACTTATGTCCTGCTCGTTGAAGAGTTTCTCCGACTGTCGGGCCTGTTGTTCCGGTGCGACTCCAGCAAGCTGTGTCTAAAACTCCCGCAACACTTGTAGGATCTTCTAGTTCCATGTTCATTAGCATATCAGCTAACTCTGTACCTAAAAGACCTTTTTTATATAGTTCTCTATATATAATTAAAGTTCCATCACTAGGATCAACTGTACCCCATACACATGCACTTTCTGAAGCATATCCATAGTCAATTCCTTTTGCACGTTCCCAATGTAACGGAATCTCAAAAGGAGTTATTACATGATTCATTGGATTAAACTCTGTGAATGCTGCACCTTCGGCAACATCCCAATTCCCTTCTAACAGTTGTTGACGCTGTGTAGGCGGCAAAGCCTGAAGCATCTTTTCATATCTACCATCTGTTGCTAGAAAAGGATTGTCTTGTAATCGTGCTGGTATGAACTTTCTGGTTAATCCATCATTACCTAAAAAAGAACTGTTGGGTGGAGCTACATCAATATAACGCTTTTTAACCCATGTTGCTCCCGCACCCCCCGGATTTGCTGTGCAGCGCATATATACTTCAATTTCAGGATCAGTAGTACGTAATCGTGATGCTAAGTAATTCCAAGCAAATTCTGTAGGTAGGTGTGTAATTTCATCAAAACCTATCCAACTATATGCTTGACCCTGATAGCGGTAAACATCCGCATCACGCTCAAGGAATCCAAACTCTATTTTAGCTCCGCTTGGAAACGTCCAAAGCTTTTCTACTTCTTTATACTTACATCCCGGAAAAGCTTTAGGATATAACTCTCTAGACTTGTCTATTAACTCGCGGAGTTCCGGCATAGACCGTCTAATAATCAAACCCCTGTGAGCCGCCCTGTGAGCGTATCTAAGAGGGTCTACGAGCATCGCGTAGGATTTACCACCTCCGGCTGCTCCTCCGTACAGAACGTCTGTTTCACCCGCTGCAAGGAAGTCTTCTTGTGGCCCTTCGTTAGCCTTAAAGATAACATCATCTGTAGCTTCTTGAGCTAATGCACTAGGTAAACTGTCTAACTGTACATCTTCTATTATCTTACCTTCGATAGAAGATTCTTTGTTGTCTAATTTATTTAAAGTTTTCTTGGTGCTACTGATAGCCTTTTTATAACTATCGACTTTATTCTGTGCTGCTTTAAGTTTCTTTTCTTTTTCTTTTACTTGTTTCTTTGCAGCCATTTTAGCTTTAGTTTGAGAATGATATGTATATCCTCTTCCCTTAGATCCTTTAGCTCTTCCTGACTTTTTGCGCGGAGTCCCATCAACCTTTAGTATAAACTCTCCAGTATCGTCCTTTGCATAATTGTCGGGATTAACTTCCCAATCTTTCATTGTCTTTTATCTGCTATCTTTTTTAAACCCATGTGGGAGATTGCTCTTCCTGTTTTATGTTCTAAAAACAATGACGCTTCTCGTAGGCTTAAAGTTCTTTGCTTGATCATATCAATCATCTTATCAAGCTCTTCTAATTGTTCGGGTACTTCTATCAACAACTCTGGGTTGTTTTCGTTTAACTCATAACCAAAAGGAATTGTGCTACTAGACCTCCTCATAGTCACCCTCCAACACTGTCTCTTGTTTTGCGGGTAATACAAAAATACCACCTGCCGTGTTTACCGTTACATCTAAACGGTCGGTCTTCCCTAAACCTACACGATCTAATATGGTTTGTGCTGCTTGTATACGCATATTGGCCTGTGGAATTGGCTCTGCACTATCCATAATGTCTACGAGCTTCATCGCTGCTTTAGGTGCAGACTGGGCTAAGATATTTGTAGCTAGATCCAAGATCTCCGTCTTTAATGATTTAACAACCGCTGGATAACTACTATCTGCATAGCCAGCTAATTCTGCTGCTTTGCGCGGATCACCTCCTACTTCAACTAAGTGGTTGAGAAAAGCTTCCTGCTTGGTTGTTAATTCTTTAGTCTGACTCATATTTAATCTAGTTTATCTATTATATATATATAGTATATACCTAAAAAGCATTACTGTCAAGTAGTTTATACCTTTTATGATATATTATACGTCATATATACACTTATATATCATTAATGGTATATGTAAGTGGAGGCTCATGCAGCGAATACATACGAAATAGATTGACAGAATTCAATATTACTCCTATAATAGATATTAAGCCCACCGGGGTTATATAGTCATTTTAGTCACAACCATCTTCCTCCCCTTTTTTATGTACATATAAGTGTTCTTTATGTACACTTATCTGCACTTACTCTCACCTTTAAAGTCTTTAAAGCTGCCGCGCTAACTGGTTGACACTCCAAAGTCTGTCAAAATGTATATGATTGTGTATATATAGGGGGGTGGGGGTATGGTCACCTGCCCGCCCCATAAAGTCTTTAAAAGACTTCCAAAGAATCCATAGATTCTATCGCCCACGCTATAAAGTCTTTAAAAGACTTGAGAGATCTCCATAGATTTATAATCTAGTTTCCAAACTGTAGAGACTTTAGAGACTTTTAAAATTCTTTAGAATTTCTATAGAGACTTCCAAGGATTTCAACGACTTACAAGAATTTATAATCTAAGGATTATACT